TGTGGACTTTTGAGCTGATCCGTTGTGCCATGGAATCGACACTATTCGCCATTTCAGCAAAAGCACTTTTTGGCGATTTGATCGCTTTTGAAATATCAAAATCAAAAGCCTTTTTAATTTTCGAGTTAATGCCGGCCCCAAGGGTGGCAACGTCATTTTTCATTGCGCCTAAGACTGACTTAATATCAGCCGAAACGCGAGTAAATGCCTTCCGTATGGGGTCAGGTAATTTTGCGCCGATGTTTGAAGAGATACGCTGTAACTCTCCGAGGGCGATTTTGAATCCACCGGTCAACCCTTGGCCGATCTTGGATCCGATATTCTGGTTACTGTTTGCGAGCCGGTTCATCAATTCCCCGACTTCACGAATCATCTGATTCGCGCTTTTTGACGCTTCCTGTGCCGCGTTTTGAAATGCTTTGCGTGTCGAATTCACGACGTCGCTCATTGCTTTTTCATACCCGCTTAAATCCGCGCCGATAATCGCTTCTATTGATCCGTCAAACGCCATCGCCCCACCTCCTATCTATCTATTTCTGAAATGTTCGTTAAGACGCTCGATCTTCTCGAGCATACCTTGAGAGCTTTCGCGCTCTTCGCGCTGTCTGAATAGACGACGCACTTTCTCGCGATCCTTTTTCTTGCTCAACTTGCCGAAGTCCGCTTTTTTAGCGTTCAACGTATAGCGTAAGTTAAAAGCAAGCTCGACGAGGTTTTCCCTCTCTTCGATCGCTCGATAATAAAGGCCCTCGCGAATTGCGTCGAGCTCGTTCTTTGTACATGAAAAAATAATATTCGGGTCAGTTAGACCCAAACGCGCACACTCTATTAAGAGATTGCGTTTCTCAAGCGTCCAATTTGCGCCTCCGTCTGCTCGATCTGAAGTTCCGCTTGTGCCTTGTCGTCCGCTGTTTCTGCTTTGGCTTTGAGATACTTCAATCCCAGCTCGAGATTTTCTAAATATTTCGAAACTTTCTCTTTGAAAAAACCAGAATCGACCATCTCTTCTTCTAAGGCTTCAAAAAGTGGTTCTGTGCTTTCTGCTCCGAGATCTTCCATCTTGTCCGCGATCGCCTTGATTGCTTCTTCATCGCTTACGGCTTTCGCTTTTTTGCTCGCGCATAGCTTGATAAGATCCACAAGAGCTGAATCGTTACGGTCCACGACACGAAGGAATAGAGCTCCGACGCCGTCTTCGTTGCGTGTGCCGTCTGGTCCTTGGGATCCCAGATCACGATTGACCTTGTACATTGTCATATAATCAAATTTGATCTCGATTGCGCGACTTCCGACTGAAAATTCCATTGAATAACTCCTTTTTTGTCAAAAAAATAAAAGCAAAAGGGCGATCGAAGCCCCTTTGCTTGAAAAATTAGCGTGTGATATTGTTGTAATCGCCTGTTGTTTCGCCCGGGTTTTGGTACTCGTAAACGTCGTTCAACATTGCGATTTCGTCCGCTGAGAGTGGGAACTTACCATCACGAAGACGACCAACGATACCGACTGTATAGTTAAGTTCGACGAATCCATCGACCGCGTCAGTAAATTCGATATCGTCCGTGATTTTACCATATCCGAATTGTGCTGGATATGTATCTTTTCCGGTTGATGTTTCTTTGACTGACTCGTCAACGATAACGCGCCAGATCTTAACAGATTCCCCTGTTTTCTGCGCGTTAAGAATAACTTCGACTGACGGATCTTTAGGCGCGAAGTATTGAGTTAACTCGATTGAGTGCTCATCTGTTGCCTTTTCAAGCAAGCGCCCTTGTTGCGTCTGTTCGTCGATGTATTCGCCACCCATCGTTGTCGTACCGTCTGTACGATAGGCTGGAAGCATTGCTCCATTGCCTTTCTCAGCGTGGATCGATTGAATGAAATAAAATACTTTTTTACCTACGACCGGTTTCGCGATCGTAATTTTGATTTTTGCTTTATCTTCAGCTTCACTCATTTATTAATTTCTCCTTTTAAAAGATTGTATCTGTTAATGCAATGACAATATGATAGACTTCACGGCCTACCGTATCGTCTAAGAGTACGCTCGCGTTTACGTTGCGATTGTGGCCGATCCTGCGAAGGGCCTCAGATTTGACCTTCTCGACCCCGGCCCGGCTTTCCGTGCCCGGTAAGAAGATATCAATCTGTACGCTCATATCCTCGATTATAAGCCCCGTTTGAGCTGTTTTTGACGTGTCCGAACTAGATTGCCCGATCACGATAAACGGCTCGAGTGTGTCTTGTTTTGGTAACTTAAATTTGATCGGAATATTGAGCGGTTTTAATTTTTCGCGTAAGTCTGCGAGCATTTTGACTGAAGGCGTTTCGTTTGCCATGAATCACCTCCTAAACATTTTACGAAGGTTTTTAAATAAAACTTCGCTTTCTTCCTTAACGGCTGGACCAAGGAACGGCTGGGCCTTCATCTTACGAGTTCCAAGCTCCACATAGACCGAATAGCCTGCGGGCGACGTTACTTTGTACCGTAACATACCCACCCGAGCGACAAAGATCCCGTTTCGCATGAATCCGGTATCGACTGCTGCTTTCATCTTGGCTTTCCGTTCCACACGCAAGGCCGATCGTTGCAATTCTGCCGATACAGCCCGACGCGCTTCCCGTGGCTTGTTTTGGACTCTTCGCATGAACTTGTCCAGCCCTTTTACTGTATATGAAAAACTCATAAGTAAATAACCGTGCTATTATGATGATATTTCTTGCCTTTGATCTTGAGACGCTGGCCATTGTAAATCACTTCCGAGAAGCCCTTGTAAGTGCCCTGTAAGTGTAATTTGAACGAATCAAAGTCGTACTTACCAAAGAGCCCCATCATCTCATAGTTAGATAATGAATTTCGCATACAAGGGACCGGGAAACTCTTCTTTGTTTCCGTGCTCTCAAGCAATTCATCTTCCGGCTCTTCCTCAAAGATCAAAGTCACGCGTTCGTTATAGATCATACACGCGCCCCCTTTAAATGAATCGAGCGATTCCGCGGGCCCGATGTTTGATCGCAAGGCCTTGTAATACGGCCTTATGCTCATCTGTTAGATAGCTAGACTCCCAAGTAAAGCTCCGGCCTTCCTCGCTGTCCGCTGTCGCGCCTTCCGAGTTTAGTCGATTAAAGCGACTGACGGCAACGTCTCGAAGGATATAAGCCACACTCTCAGGCAATTCCTCGAGTGCTGTTTCCGAGAATTGATTGACGTAAGCGATCATACGCTCGAAGCTATCCCGTACAATAAGGGCCAAAAGATCGTCTTGTTCTTGGTCAGCTTTGGGAATACCTTTTAGAAGTCGAAGCTCTTCCGTTACTTGATCGATATTGATTGCTGTCATCGCTAAAACCTCCTAAAACTAGGCTGCTACTGCTGACGCTGGCGCTTCGATTGTAGCTTCTACCACACCGTCCGGAATTTCAGCAAAGAGAACGTTAGCGCCAAAGAATACTGACTCGAAAGTCAAGTTATTCAAGTGACGATCACGCGCCACACCGATCAAACCTGTTTCGTCGGTAAAGTCCGCAAACAATCCGCCAAGATCTCCACCAGACACGTTCAAGTAAGCGAAAACAAGGTTTTCAACGGCTGTTGTATAGATCTTTCCTTGTGGGCATGAAGGCATAACAATAACGTTTTGCATACCGAGGAAGTTTTGGAGAAGTGTGAATCCAAACACGTTTGAAGCGTCAGACGCAACGGCTGTTGTTCCAAGGTATTCAGCCACATCAAGCGGGTTAACGAAAGAAACAAGCGGAGAGCCTTCGAATTCGTTGAAAGTGGTCAATTTGCCCCAGCTATTCGCAAGAGCTTGCTGGAGGCTTTTTCCTTTGACTTTAGTTTTAGTCTTTTTAAGGTAAGCTAGGAAGTCGTCCTTGATTCCGTTTTGAATCTCACGAAGTAAGCGTGTATCTGCTTCTGTGATAGCGCGTGACGCACCATGACGTGCGATCGCTTCTGCTGATACAGCACGGCGTTTCTTGAACCATTCTACGGTGTATTCTTGGTCCTTCGCGCGTGTCATTTTAGAAAGCGGAATTGTTTCACCTTCAGCGGTTTTAGTTGTGTCAACGTCTGCGGTCCATTTGTAAGTTTGGATCTTTAAGTCGTTAGTCAACTCTTGGCGACGAATAACGCCCAAAAGTCGAAGTAAGTCATTGATATTTTTAGAGAACTTATTGACAAAATCAATTGATTTAATTTCGCCCAAGTCGTTCATGGTTGTTAGTTTTGTTTCAGCCATATTTTAATAGCCCTTTCTAATTTTTAAATAGTCCAATGTTTGCAGCGATCATCGCTTGACGCTCTTCGTCGTTCTCAATAGCCATAATCTCCGCTTTCGTCATAGATACTGGGCCCGTACCCTTGCGAGGCGCTTTCTGGGTCAAACGTTCATCGACGCGGGTTTCTACTGCCTTATCAAAGATTTTTCGCAACGTGCCGATCTTCTCTTTTGTGGCTTCGGCTGTCTCATCGATCACGAAGTCG